ATGGTGCTTCGTTTTCTCTCAATGAAATATGAGTGGGTAGAAACAATAGCAACTGTACAACCATATCTTCAAGAAGTTCCACCTAAGGCAATGTATTTAGCATTAATTGACTTACTCCCAAAAGGTAGACACTTTATGAAGTATATGAAACCAAAGGGTGCAAATAAATATGAAAACTGGTTGGTTGAATTAGTGGCTAAACACTACCAAAGTTCTAAATTGGAAGCCGAGGATTATTTAAATATATTATATTCTACTAGAACAGGTAAGGAAAGAATAAAACAATTATCAGAGGATTATGGAACTGACCCAAAGATAATAAAAAAATTAAAATTAAAAATATAATTGAGAAAAGTTTGGTAATCCCAAACTTTTTTCGTATATTAGTAATATAAACAAAATAATTATGCCAAGAGTAAGTTTTTCACAGTATTCAACATATTCATCATGTCCTCGTTCATACAAACTGAGATACATTGATAAATTAGGTGAATCATCAGCGAACATATATACGATTTTCGGAACGAGCATACACGAAACGATTCAACACTTCCTTTCGGTAATGTATGGAGTTTCTAAGAAACAAGCAATGGAGATTGATACTGATAAGTTGCTATTGGAATGGATGAGAAAAGAATACATCAAAGAAAATGATAAATTAACTGAGGGTATTATATGTACCCAATTGGAGTTAGAAGAGTTTTATGGAGATGGTAGAAGGATATTAGAATGGTTTAAAAATAAATTAGATAAGTTTTACACAAAAAGTGGATTTGAGTTAGTAGGAATTGAAATTCCTTTGAATGCCAAAATTAAACAAGGTGTAAGTTTTATTGGATTTATTGATGTGGTAATGAGAGATTTATCAGACAATTCTATAATCATTATTGATTTAAAGACATCCACAATGGGGTGGAATAAATACCAAAAAGCAGATAAGTACAAAAATGCACAAATAGTCATCTACAAGAAGTACTATTCTGAGCTATTTCAAATTCCATTAGATAAGATAAAAGTGGAATATCAGATTATGAGAAGAAAACTCTATGAAGATGCACCATTTCCAATTCCTCGTATTTCAAGGCATGTACCGGCAAATGGTAAACCAACTGTAAATAAGGTTCATAGTGAGTTTATGAATTTTGTAAATGAAGTATTCGATGATGAGGGTAAATTTAGAGATTTGCCTTATCCTAAAGTACCAGGTGATAGAAAAAAGAATTGTAAATTTTGTGAATTCCTAAGTAGAGGTTTATGTGATGGTATTGTATAACGGAAAATAAATATCTATATACTTATATATAAATGTATATGATATGAACACAGAAACTAAACTAACAACCGTAAAAATTATTAAAGGTGTGTATTCTAATTTTAAAAGGGTATCCTTTGAATCAGATGTAACACTTCAAAAACTAGTAAACAGAACGGTTGAACGATATGTAACCGATGATGATTTTAGAAAAGAGATGAATGAATATCTCACCCTACAAATCTCAGGTTCCCAATTTTAAAGAAAAAAGTTATATTAATAAGTTATGAGTAAAAAGAAAAAGATTCTTCTCCTTTCAGATGATATGAGGATGAGTAGTGGTATCGCCACTATGAGTAAAGCATTAGTAATGGGTACTCTAAATGAGTACGATTGGTTCCAAGTAGGAGCAGCAATTAAACACCCCGATAAAGGTAAAGTTTTAGATTTATCTGTTGATATGCAGAAACGAACTGGTGTAGAAGATGCTTCGGTTAAAATCTTACCTTGGAATGGTTATGGAAACGCTGATTTGTTACGACAAATTATGAATTCCGAAAAGCCTGATGCTATCCTTCACTTTACTGACCCACGTTATTGGACTTGGTTATATGATATGGAACACGAAATCAGAGAAAGCTGCCCAATTCTTTATTATACAATATGGGATGATTTACCAGACCCATTATATAATAGAAACTACTACGAAAGTTGTGATTGGTTAGGTGCTATTTCAAGACAAACATATGGAATAGTAAGTAGGTTAACATCTTTAACTGATAAACCAACATGGAAACCTCATTCAGATTGGCAAGTTGCATATGTACCACATGGTATAAATGAAAACGAATTCAAACCAACCGAAGTACCTTCAGATTTCAGAAATAAGATATTAGCTGGTAAAGAATATGATTTTGTATTCTTCTGGTCTAATAGAAATATCAGAAGAAAGCAACCTTCGGATGTTATTATGGCATTCAAAGAATTTTGTGATAAAATTGGTAAAGAGAAAGCTTCAAAAGCTGTATTGCTAATGCACACAAATCCAGTTGATGAAAATGGTACTGATTTGCCAAAAGTTGCTGAAACTCTTGCACCTGATTGTAACGTAGTATTCTCAACTGCTAAATTATCAACTGAACAATTAAATCTTCTTTACAATATAGCCGATTGTACAATCAATATCGCAGGTAATGAAGGATTTGGTTTAACAACCGCAGAATCGGTAATGAGTGGAACACCTATCATTGTAAATGTCACAGGTGGATTACAAGACCAATGTGGATTCAAAGTAGATGGTAAATATCTAACTGCCGAAGATTACATTGAGATTGGTTCACTTCACAAATGGAGAGATTGGGAAGATAAAGTAACTTGGGGAGAATGGGCTACACCAATTTGGAGTAGAGCACAATCATTGACAGGTTCAGTACCAACTCCATATATTTGGGATGATAAAATAGATGTAACTGAATTATCAGAAAAATTGGAGAAAGTTTATAATACTCCAAAAGAAGAATTAACAAAAAATGGGTTAGAAGGAAGAAGAGCATTTATTGAAGATATGGGATTATCTCAGAACAATATGTGCCAACAACTAATTAATGGTGTTGAAACTACTTTCAAAAACTTCAAACCGAGAAAACGATACGAATTATTTAAAATTGCATAAAAAGTTATGAATAAACCTTTATTAGTATATCAAGCTCCAGTATTCACTAGAAGTGGTTATGGAGACCATGCGAGAGATATTTTGAGAAGCTTATTTGAGTTAGATAGGTACGATATTAAGATTGTACCAACTAGATGGGGAAACACTCCTCAGAACCAAGCAGACCCAAATACTGAATTCGGTAAACTTATGTTATCGAATATAGCAACTCAAGTAAATAGAAAACCAGATATCTTTATGCAGATGTCTGTTGCTAATGAATTCGAACCAAAAGGAAACTATAATATTGGTATTACTGCTGGTGTGGAAACAACTGTGGTTCCTAAAGAATTCTTAGAAGGCGGTAATAAAATGGATTTAATCATTGTACCATCTCAGTTTACTAAATCACTATTTGATAAAACTCAATTTCAAGAGCAAGATAAACAAACTAAACAAATTATTAAAACTTTCAAAAATGAAAAACCTTGTGAGGTTCTATTTGAAGGTGTTAATAAAGAATTATATGAAAATCCAACTATAACTGATATAGATGTATTGGATGGAATAGAAAGTGATTTTAACTTCTTATTTGTTGGACATTGGTTAAAAGGACATTTAGGACAAGATAGAAAAGATGTAGGAATGGTTATTAAAACATTCTCTACTGTTTTCAAATATCTACCTAAAGATAAAAGACCAGGTCTTATCCTTAAAACATCACATGCTGGATTCTCGGTTATAGATAGAGAAACCACTAGACAAAAAATAGAAGATGTCATCAAAGGGATAACGGATGTACCACCAATTTATTTATTACATGGCGATTTAAAGGAAACTGAAATGGTTGAACTTTATAATCATTCTAAAGTAAAAGCAATGGTTTCATTTACAAAGGGTGAGGGGTATGGTAGACCTTTGGCAGAATTTGCAACAACTGGAAAACCAATAATTGTTTCTAAATGGAGTGGTCATGTAGATTTCCTACCAGAAGAAAATACAGTTTTCTTAGATGGTCAATTAACAGATGTACATGATTCAGCAGCAGATAAATTCTTACTAAAAGAATCTAAGTGGTTTACTGTAAATTATTCAGATGCAGCCAATAGGATTTATAAGGTATTTAATGAATATGATTCGTATCTTAGTAAATCGGCAGGATTGAGAACAAATATATTTAATAATTTTACAATGGAAAAAATGACTGAATCATTAGGTAAGATTATGGATAAGTACGTTAATAACGTTCCAGTTCAGAAACCATTTCAATTACCTAAATTGAATAAACAAAAACCATTTCAATTACCTAAATTGAATAAACAAACACCAACATTAGAAACCCCAAAATTAAAGTTACCAAAATTAAATAAGTTATAATGAATCATTCATCAAAATATAGATTATTACAAGAGGGAACTGGTAAAAGAGTTTCTAAAACAAACCTACAACCATATGGTGTGTATAAAATAAGTACATATAAATATGCTGATGGCAATAAGGAAAGATTAGCAGGTTCAGAGGAAACAATTATATTTGTTACGGGAATATACCAAAAAAAGATTTCTGCACTTAAATTATCAAATATACAGCCAGTAGATTTCTTCAAATGGTTTAAAAAACTAACAAAAACCGATAATGTGGTTAATGATTTATTGGAATTACCACAAATTGGTTTATATGACTTAGGCGAAACATTTGATAAAGGTGGTGATAGAGTATATAATGGTTATATAAAAAACAATAAAGATTTTGTAGCAAAGGGTGCTGCATATAGAACTTACAATATGGATGGGATTCAATATTCTACCGAAATATTTTTTAAACAAGATACTTTAAAACAATACTATGGTTAATGTTACATATGGAATAACAGTTTGTAATGAAATAA